CGGCCGGTGCCCTCGCCGTGAAACTCGGCGTCGACGGAGTCCAGGCCGCCATCGAGGACCAGAAAGCCGCCGAAAGCCTCGCCCAAACCCTCGAAAACCTCGGCCTCGCCCATGACACCGCCCCCGTCGAAGGATTCATCGACGCCCTACAACGGCAAACAGGCGTAGCCGACGACCAACTACGCCCCGCGTTCGACCGACTCGTACGATCCATCGGCGACACGGCACAAGCCCAGGACGCCCTGAAACTAGCCCTTGACGTTTCGGCCGGATCAGGCAAATCCCTCGACGCCGTAGCCCAGGCCCTCGGCCGCGCCTACGACGGAAACACGACAGCCCTGTCGCGGCTCGGCGCAGGAATCGACGCATCCATCCTCAAAACCGGGGATATGGAAGCCATCACGGCGCAGCTGTCCGCAACATTCAGCGGGCAAGCCGCCGTAGCCGCCAACACCTACGAGGGACGCATAAAGCGCCTCGGCATCGCCGCCGACGAACTCAAAGAAGCATTCGGCGCCGGGCTCCTCTCCAACATCGACTCCGTATTTAGGCTACTCAACCGCAGCGCAGACGCGACCGGGGACACAGAGGACGCCATTAGCAAACTCGGCGAGGAAGTCGGGCTACTCATATCGGGCCTCGCCGTAGCTGCCGACAGGCTCAGCGACCTCGGCGGAGACACAGTCGAAACCACGGCCGACATAACAGACTTTGGCGACGGCCTGCGATACGTCCTACAAAACCTCAACCCATTCACGACCGGCGGCCGATTCGCCACCGACATGATTATGGATATGGGCCGAGAGGCCGAAATCACGGCCGACGCGCTGAACGCTGTAACGCTCCGAATGATGGGTCTAGCGCAATATTTCGGGCAAACGGTCGAAGTCACGGAACGCGCAAGCGCCGAAACAAGCCGGTACACGGCACTAGCCAAATCCCTAGGCGCCGAAATCGGTTTCGGCAATCGAGGCCTACAACGTTACAACGCATACCTAGAGGACCTCGAAAGCAACTCGGGATCCGCTGGCGCAGCATCCGAAAAACTGACAGACCGGCTCCAGCGCCAAACCGAAACCGTCGACGGCCTACGCTCCGCCCTCGCCGGGCAAGTAGCCGAGCTAGAGCGGGGCGCCGCAGCTGTAAACAGCTACGTCGAATCAGTCGCAGGCCAAATCCTCGGCGGGCTCGACCTCGGCCAAGCCTACGAGGAAAACTTCGATGACGAAGGACGCCAAGTAGGGAAAAGCCTCATACAGGCCTTCCAGGAGCAAGTAAATCAGGCGGAGTGGTTTGGCAACGTCCTAACCGCGATTAGGCAGTCAGGAGGCTCCGAAAGGCTCATAAACGCCATCGCGGCGGAAGGCCCAGAGGCCGGTGGGGCACTCGGCCAACAGATCATTAACCAGGGCCTCATCCCCGAGCTCGACGCGCAACTAACAAAAGCCGCCGAAGCCGCGAACGCTGTCGGCGTAGCGATGGCCGCCACATTCGCCCCTAACGGTGTCGAGGCGTCTATCGGCATGGTGAACGGCATCGCGCAGCAGCTGCAAAAGGAAGGCAAGCGGCTAGGCCGGATCGGTGAGGAAATGGGCAAACCGATCGGGGCCCGACTGAAAGCACAAATAGCCGAGGACGTCGCCGCCGCCGTGCGGGCAGCAGAGGCCGCCGGTGCAGCTGCCAGGGCCGAAGCCGTAGCCCGGGAGGAATCCCGCCAAGCCGCCATAACAGAGCAAGCCATCGCCCAGGCCGTGCAAAGGCTTATCGTCAACAGCGATCAGCGGGCGGGACGTAACGTGCAACCGGTCCTCGCATGACGTCCCCAATCACCCTTGTGGAGATTGCCGGGGTAGCCCTCGACCTATCGGACGTCGAGTATCAAGTCAGCGTGCAACACGGCCGAAACGGGGTAACCAATCAGCCCGAAGCCTCAACCGCGCAAATCGTCATCCGGGGAACGTCCGGGGTGATTGCCAAAATGTCCGACCCCGTAGTTATTCAGGCTTACGGGTTTGACCGGTTTACGGGTGAGATATCGGATCTCACAATTACGCATTTATCTACGACACCGCCGACGGCCGTGACGACCGTTATTGCCATGGGCAACCTTGCGAAACTAGGGCTACGGCAAACCACGGACACAAGCTACCCACACGAAACCGTTAGGGACCGCGCCGAAAAGATTCTCACCGACGGCGGACTCACATACCTAAACGGCGGGAGCGACACTCTAGAGCTGCACAGCCTCAGCAGCTCGCAGACAGACTTACAGCCCGTCCTGAACGCCCTTGCCGAACTAGCGGAATGGTCCGGGGCAACATATTTCGACACCCCGGAAGGGCTCATAGCATTCGAGTCCTACGGCATCCGTGGCCTAACAGCGTTCGCCGCCACATGGCAGAGCCTGCCCGAGCCGTGGACGTTCTACTCGCAGACATGGGATTCATTCCCGACCACGATCGCGTCCTACGAGTTCCCATCATCGGGGGTTATTTGGTCCCCCACATGGACTCAAACCCTCGAAGCCCTAATCAATGACGTGACCGTCACCTACGGCAGCACCGGGCAGAATGAGGAGCAGTCCGACGACAGCGCATCGATAGCTCTTTATGGGCGCCGGGCCTACACGCTCGACACCCGGCTACGCAATAGCGGCGACGCATCATCTAGGGCCGGGTCGATCTTGACCGCCCAAGCTAACCCGCTCTGGAACATGGGCCAAATATCCGTCTACGTCGACCTACTCGGCACCACCGACCGCGACCGAGTGCTAGCCCTAGTCAACGGCGCCACAGTCACAGTCCCAAACCTGCCCGAACCGGCGCCCTACTCATCGTTCCAAGGAATCGTCGAGGGATGGCGCGAAACCTACACACCCGGCCAACATGTCATTACATTCTCAATCAGCGACCCGCGCTACTCATACCAGACAGTCACGTGGAATGACGTAGACGGTGCGCTAATCTGGGGCGACGTCAACCCGACGGTCGCTTGGTACAACGTAGTTAACGCCGACGACCTACTCGCGGCCTAGGAGGACAGATGCCCGGCTCTACACCGATCTATGGATTTCCCTACCCGGACCCGTCCGACCTAGTAGCGAACTACCCCGCGCTTGGGCAACAGTTGGCCGAGGATATAGAGGACGTGCTGCCCACCATCGGCGGTTTAGTACCCGTAGCGCCGACATCGATCGCTAACACCGGCGGTACAGCAACAGCAACACGCAACGTTGTGACATTTAGCGGGTGCACGGTCGTCACAATAAACGGCATTTTTAACAGCACTTACGACAATTACCGGCTAATTGTTAAGCAAGCCGCTCCCGCAACTGCAAATACTGTCATGGCTTTACGATTGCGCACGGGTTCCGATGAAACCGGCTCGATTTATAGTTCCGGTTTCTCGTATGTCGCAAGAACCACGGCCGCAACATCAACCAGCTCAAACAATAATTCTCAATCTTTTAGGTTAAACGGAGCGTATAATGCTGATGTTTACGTTGCCGCTGAAATAGGTGGACCAAATCTCGCGGCCAAAACAGGCTACGCCGTTCACGGCACTTTCGCCAATAACGCCGACATTTTTTCTTATACGGGTGGCGGGTTATTGTTTAGTGACACCCAATACACAGGGATAACTATTATTCTTGAGTCTGGTTCAGCATTTTCTGGAAATGTGGCAATCTATGGATACAGGGACTAGGGGCATCAAATGGCCGACGTTATCGAAACCGATTACACAACAAACCCGCCCACTGTAACCGAACGGGATTTTACTGCCAAAGAAGCGGCGCAGGTTCAGGCCGACCGCATTGGAGCGGAAAAAGCCCAGGCCGATTTAGCCGCAAAAGAAGCGGCCGACGCAGCAGCAACCGCCGCCGCTATCGCGCACGCTAAGTCGCTCGGATTCACCGACGCCATGATCGCCGTAATGTACCCAAACCTAGGAGCGCAAAGTGAGTGAGCCAACCGCCGAGGAAGTCGTCGAGGTCGAGGAAGTAAAGGCGGCAAAGAAAGCCGCCAAGGCTAAGCCGCAATCAGCACGGGACAAGGCCCGTGCAATCACGCTCGCCAAAATGGCGGCGGCCGCCAAGTGACGTGGAGCCCGCTGAACTCGTCGGCGTCATCGTCGGCCTGCTAACCATCCTGGGCATCATCCTGGGAGCTCTCATGTGGGTAATCAGGCGAGAAGTCGGCGCAATCTCGGCCGAGTTTCGGCCAAATGGAGGCAACTCCGCCCGGGATCTATGGGCCCGCACCGAGCTCGAAGTACGCGACCTCCGAAACCGGCTCGACCACCACATCGACAACCACAACCGTTAGGAGCCCCGTGGACCGCCTAATGAGCCGAGAGGCCCGGAAATACCTTTACACGGCTGCCGTGGCCGCTATGGCCCTCCTAGTGGCTTACGACGTCATCTCAGCCGAGTCCGCACCATTGTGGCTTGCCCTCGTGACTGCCGTCCTAGGCCTGGCCGCCCCCGTAACAGCCCTGGCAAACCTGACTCCGCGGACTAGCGATATCGCCGATAGTGCCGAAATCGAGATCGAGGGCGAATAGTGGCCCGCCTAGTGGCAGCCGGGGTAAAGCTCCGCGACCAGGTAAATAAGCGTTTTCCGTCGAGGGATAAGGCTTCGGACGGTTGGATTGGCGATCGGGCCCACCGGGCCCGGAAATCCGATCACAACCCGGACGCACGCGGATGGGTACACGCCCTCGATATCGACGCGGACTTAGTCCCGTGGAGCGAAAGACTTTCACGACGCGCCGCCAGGGCCCTAGCGGACCAGCTCGTCGAATACGCCCGATCCGGGGCCCCAGGATCCGACCGACTCAAGTACGTCGTGTACGACGGCCAAATCGCCTCGGGCACCTATTCGACCACGTATTGGACCTGGCGCGGATCCGGGTACGGCCACCATCACCACATCCACGTCAGCTTCACCGATGTGAAACCAGTCACGGGCCGACGGCCTTTCCCGCTACCGATACTCGGGAAGTAGCCCGACCGTGTCAAAACCTCGGGAATCTGGTAAACCCAGGATCCTGACCCTCGATATCGAAAACAGCCCCCACCTAGTCAGAACCTACGACCTCTGGGGCGCCAACATCACGCCAGACAAAATCATCGAACCCGCCCGGATGCTCTGTTGGGCCGCCAAATGGCTCGACCAACGGCAAATCCTGTTTCGGTCCGAATACCACGATTCCGTGGACGAAATGCTCGACGAGCTCTGGCAGCTCCTTGACCAGGCCGACCTAATCATCACCTACAACGGCAAAGGCCACGACCTACCTATCATCCTAAAAACATTCATCGAAAACGGTTATCCGCCGCCGTCACCCTGGCACGACATTGACCTATACCGGGCCATAAAGGGCCGTTACAAGTTCGCCTCTAACAGGCTCGGATACGTTACAGAGACCCTCGGCCTGCCATCCAAACTCGAAACCGGCGTCGCGCAGCTCTGGAAACGCGTCCTCGATGACGACGACAAAGCCTGGACAAAGTTCCGCGCCTACAACAAACAAGACGTATTAGTTACCGAACTCCTGTTTCGAGTCATGCAACCGTGGCTAAAAATGCCACACGCCGGGCTATGGTCGGGGGATGTGACCACGTGCCCGGCGTGCGGCTCCCGGGAGCTCACACCGGCCGGGATCACCACGACGAAAACCTCAGCATATGCCAAAGTCATCTGCCGGTGTGGAGCCTGGTCGAAAGTATTACCCTCGGGGCAGACACGACCAATCTAAGGGGAACCCATGATCGACGAAAAGCTACTCATCGAAGCCCTGCACAACGTCACCGGGCCGAGGCTACAAACCCACGGGGACGCACAAGAAACCATGCAGCGCACGGCCCAACTTTGGGCGGCATACCTAGGTCGGGAGATCTCACCGGCCCAGGTAGCCATCTGCAACCTACTCCAAAAACTAGCCAGATCGAGGCATTACGACCGCGACCACTACATCGACGTCATCGGCTACGCCCTCATCGCAGAGGAATCCGCCCGGCCGTGGTGAAAATAACCGTAGGCGAGGTAACCGTCGAGTATGACGGGCCTATCAGCCTGCGGTCCCTGCGGTCCCTCCTGTTGACTATCGCCGGGGTATCGGCGGCCGTGACCGTCGAGGTCGAGGACCAGGACGAGAAAACCGCCCCGATATCGTTAGGTTTCACAACCGAAATAGGGAAACCAGAGGAACCCGACCTCGACTGGTATTTCGAGGACACGGCGCGTCCCTTGCGCCAAACAAATGAAACCCGCTAACGTCGATCCCGGAAAGGGGAAACGATGAGCGAACACGAGTACCTATCCTCGGGGCAAGCTGCCCGCATACTCGGCGTATCGACCGACACAGTCGGACGCTACTTCGAGGCAGGAGTGATAGAAGGCCACCGAACACCAGGAGGCCACGCCCGGCTAGTACGGGCAAGCGTCGAAGCCGTCCGGCGTCACCCTGCGGGGCGAAACGTGACGGTCCTGCGATCCGTGCAGGACGCGTGATCGAGATGGCCGTCCTAGCGGCGGTCCTCGCAACAGGCCCCAACCAGATCCCCGACAGCACCTACCGGGGCCGGTGGTACGTCGCAGAGGCGGAACCATTCCGCAAATGCGTCATGTGGCGGGAGTCACGGGGGAACTACCGATCGAATGGGCGCTACGGATCCGGCGCCTATCAGTTCATCCAACCGACCTGGGAGCATTACGCGACCCTGGCCGGGTACGAGGAATACGCGGACGAAAGGGCTTACAAAGCCCCGCCAGCCGTACAGGATGCCGTATTTTGGCGAACCTACTGGAAAGGAAAGGGGAAACACCATTGGAGCTCCATACACGCCCTGACAATCGGGGCGAAAGTCAAAGACTGCGCGTAACCGCCTGGGCAGCCATGTTCGGTTTCCTGGCCGTGCTTGGCTTGCTAGGTCACATCGAGGGAATACAGTAAACACACGGCGGCTGGGGCCCACACGCTACAAGCGGACGAGCCCGACCAGGTCGGGCCCCCAGCCGCCCCAACCAAGGGGAAACGGTATGGCTATGCAAAGCATCGGAGGGGAACACCTCCACACAGAAATAGTCCGAATGGGCAACACCGTCCAGGCCTGGATCGAGGACGGCCGCAACATCACACACGTCATGCTTGACCAGGCCCAGGCTGCCGACATTGTGCGGAAACTCGGGGAGGTGCTGACCTATGACCTTCATGACGCGTGAAAACCGCTGGGCCTGCCACCTATGCAAAACCACGGGCACAGGTAACTACCTGGCCTACAAGCGGCACTACATCGAGGCACACAGCGACCTGGAGGCCGAGCGATGAGCTTCGACCTGAAAGACTACGTAACCGTCGCCGAACGTATGCGGGCCTTCTACAAGGCCTACCCGGAAGGATCCTTGCAGCTCGAACCCGTCCAGATCACCACGGTCGAGGGCAAAACGTGGGCGATAGGCCGGGCCTATGCGTACCGGGACCGCACAGATACCACGCCTGGTATCGGTACGGCATGGGAAATCATCCCGGGCCTCACGCCGTACACGCGGGGCAGCGAGATCCAAAACCTGGAAACGTCCTGCTGGGGCCGTGCCCTGGCCGCTATCGGTATTGGGATCGAAAAAGGCGTCGCCACAGCTGACGAAGTGCGGGCCGCTAAGGCTCGGGAAGGAGGCTGGGAACGGGGCACCGCAGCTCCCGATAATGACCCGTTCTACGATAAGCCACCGCCCCCGCAGGGCACATACCCTCGGCGCATAAACGACAAACAGGTAGGCCTATTGCGTGGGCGGTGCCGTGACAAGAACATCCCAGACGACCAGGTGGTTCAGGTGATAAACGCGATTCTCGCGCTGAACGGCGTCACGCCCATCACGGTCATCAAGGAGCTCGACAATCACGGGCTAAACGCTGTCCTCGAAGGCCTCGACAAAGTCGACACGGTCGAGGAATACCTGACCGGGTAAACGTCTAGGGCCGAGGCATACCAGGACCGGCGTAGTTAGCACCTGGGAGGCGGCTTCGTAGCATGACGGAGGAAGCACTACGACCGCGAAGGCCCGACCAGGTAGGGCGAAGTATGTCTGTAAACGCAACCACAACTAGGCCGGGATCGGGCCACCGCCCGAGCCCGAGACCGGCCGTAACATAAGGGGAAACGATGAGCAAAGAGGAATACGACGCACATTGTCGCAAGCCCGGATGCAGCTGCGACCACATGGACTGTTACCGGGGATGGCGAGATCGAGGCGACACCACCGCGCCCTGTCAATGGTGCAGGCCCAGCACACACAGTCGATGGGTCAAGTACCTAGACGCAGTAGCCAAGGGCTACCCAGTCGAGGCACGGCACCGTATCCTCCGGGGGGAGGGTCTACCAAATGCCGGATAACCCGCGACGTACAAAGGGCTACCAGGCATGGGTAAGGCAGGTACTCGAACGCTGCGAACCCGTGTGCATCAGGTGCGGATATCCAGTCGATATGTCACTCCCCCGAAACCACCCCCAAGGCCCAAGCGCCGACCACGAGCCACCCCTGATCGAGACCGGGGAGGCCACCCCATCCCTCGACGGGGCAGGGATCGCACACCTCGACTGCAACCGCAGCCATGGAGGAAAACTCGGAGCCTCACGGGCCACACAGCCACGTAGCCGTTCTTTAGAGACCACAACCAACACTCCCG